AGAGTCATTGTAGTATTTATTTCAGTAATATTGATCTTTTCTCTCATCTTCTCCAATCTATATGGTGTCTGATCCACAAGATCAGTCATCATATTCATATAAGCAGGCAACTTAGTTGCTGGTTTCTTATGATCCTTACCCTGTGCCCAACTTGCTAATGGTGCATTACCAACATAACCACCTTCACTATAAGGTTTACCCTTCTCATCTCCTTTTTTATTTGGATTACCAAACTCAAAGAATCCTGCGTCAGGATGACGTGCAACAGGTCTCTCTTTAAAGTCTGGTTTTAAGAAATTTTCCTCCCCCTCTTTCTTCCTTGGGTCTGAAGGTCCTTCACTATCACCCAATAAAGCTTTAGCAAGTGGATCTTTCCACATATAGAAACCACCCTTCTGGGGGAATTCCATTTGTTCCGAAGCAGCTGCTAATGCATCTCCAACTTTAATACCTGCCCACTCACCTAACATTGCACCTGCAATACCACCAAGCATTGATCCCCAACCTTGTGCTCCTGGTATTAGTGATGCAGCAGTGAAACCAACACCATATCCTATAAAACTACCTAGTGCTTTAGATATTACATTAAGAGGTGACTCTCCAGCATAAGCATAATCAAATACTGCAAAAGCAGCATCAATAAGAATATCAAGTGGTCCTACACCTAAATTACCTGCTACCTTTGCTTTATTAACACCAGGAGCATCACTGACTAGGGTCTTCCATTGCTTAAAAATATCATTATTTTTTATATTATCAAAGACAGTAGAAAGAGCTTTAGGATCTTTAGTAAGATTATTTAATTTCTTTGTTAATGGATTAGACTCGATGGCACCATCTATCATGGGTTTCATCTTATCAGTTATAACTTCCATTAACTTCTTAGGATCAGTAAGAAGATCTTTAGCATCTTTCAGTTTCTGACCTATATTAGCACCCATATCATATAATTTACCTGGAGCAGATTTTATACCATCTTCTAACTTCCTATAATTCTTCATCACCCATCCACCCAACTCATCAAGTTGTTTCATTGTGGGAACTATAACCTTGTCCCACATGAACTTACCAGTCCATTTAACACCCTCTACAGTCTTATCTTTAGCATAAACTAAAGCATCTCTCGTTTTTGGAACAGCAGTCTCCCGCACCCATTTACCAAGACTCTCCCACATACCAGGATTGGGTTTTTTACCGTCTATTGGTTTATTCTTTACTTGCTCAACAACATTCGTTACAACCTCCTTAAATGGTCTAACAGCCTTGTCATCAACAGTTTTAACAGCACCTTTAACTAAATTCTCTGTTTGTTCTTTAACAAGTTTCGGATCTACCTTCTTAATAGTTTCAGTAGTCTTCTTAACAACTGTCTGTGTACCTTCTACAATACCTTTCCGTGCCCTAGTTACATTGTCAGAAAGTTGCTTAAGATACTTCTGCCTTCTAATCTTTTTCCACTTTTGATTTCTAGCTTTTACATCCTTAGGATCAAACTTTGGTTTACCATCAGGACCTTTTGGTTTACCATCAGGACCTTTTGGTCCTCTAGGTCTTCCACCTCCAGTTGCTTCAGCAGCAGTTACTGCAGCACCAAGTGCTGCCATAGCTTTGACATCACCAACTATCTTCCATGGCATAAGGAGTCTAGATACTGCCCATAGACCTGCCAATCCCCCAAGTATTTGGAGACCACCAACCATGGTGTCAAATATATTCTCCAATTTACTCTTAGTTGGATCCCAAGTGAAGACCTTGGTGACACCATCCATCAAATTACCAATACTATTCGATGTCAACCACCAAGCAAATTTGCCTAATGCTGATATAAATTTAATGAATTTGTCTATTTTCTCTTTATTCTGTGGATCACCTATCCATTTAAAGACAGCATAAGTGATAACAGTCTGTACAAACCACTTTAAAGGAGCAAAAATTGGAGACAAAGCTTTGAGAAGACTCTCTGCCCAACCAAATCCAGTTTTCTTTTTCTTACCTTCCTTCTTATATAACTTTTTAGCTAAGTCTTTACCTTCTGTCTGTAACTTACTAGCAGTTTTATCCTGTTCCCTACCAGTCCTCTTTTTCTTCTTCTCTATATCTTCTTTCTCTTGATCCTTTTCCTTTTTATATTGTTCATCTATCCTTTCTAGTTCTTTATCCTTAATACCAAGAATCCACTCATTCTGGAACTTAATGAGTTCATTAACTTGTAAAAAGTTTTTACCTATGCTAGTAACAGCATGACCAATCCTATTAACAGACGTATTCGCAGCAAAAGCACCAGTAGCCTTACCATCATCAGATGGTACTACTGATATAAATTTTCTTAAGGTGGCTTCTGCCATTAGAGTGCGTTCTGTTGATTATCCTTAGCACGTCTACGTTCCTCTTCCTGCAAATGAGCAATCAATAAGTTAACGTACACGTCTCGCTCCCAAGGCATCATGTTATCTAATTCGGTTAAACTATACTTGTGGTGTTGCATTAATGCAAAGTTAGTCTTGTAGTGATTCTCAAGACTATCATGCATTAACGCTATGCGAAAAAAGCCGCTAGACCCTCAAGTTTAGTTTCATTCACTACATTAGTCTTAGGATTAACAACATCTATAGTATGTTCTAGTTTAGGCATCGACTCAAAGAAATTCTGAATCTTCTCAAATTGAGAATTATTCATATCACCCAAGAAGTCCAATGCTTCTTTCTTAGTAAAGGAGTCGTAAATCTCATCACCTTGATATACCTTATCTACACATGTTGCAGCAAGATCAAATATATCATCCATAGTAGGTTGATCCTTCATGTTTCTATCAACGAAAGCATTTAGGGATGGATACCTCATCTCAACCTTAATATCCTCACCAATATCAAGAATCTTTTTATGAGACCTTGGTACTACAACCTCAATATCTTCCAAATTTAATTTGACAGATACAGATGTTTCACCATCATCTTCACAAACGATCTTAAATTCACTAACCTCACCAACTGCCTTGGCACGAATTCTTAAAAATAGGTACTCAATCTCGAACGTAGCAAGATCATCTACTTTTTTAACATTTGTGCATGCTTTTAATATACTCTTAACTGCTTTGATCATCTCTTTCTCATTCTGAGATTCCATAGCAATGTAAAGCAGTTTCTCTTCTTTTACAAGAAAAGGTCGATATGAGACTTTTGTCCCACTAACAGGTAGGGTACACTCATATTCGGGCACCGCAAGCTTTGGTAAAGGCATAACTAGATTATAACGATGAAATTATTTATACCCCTTATCTAGGTTCCATATGCAGAATGCTCATTCTTACTATTCATCTCATCTATTTCATTTGCTGAACGACCACCTCTTCTGTATCCCATATCTTTATCAGGACCTCCCCACTTAAGAGTATCCACATTAATAGTATCAAAACGATAACGTTCATAATAGAACTGTACGTCGATCTTCATCAAGTTTGCTGATTCGTTATCAAGAGTCTGAGTACTCACATTAAAAGGAAAGAACTTATAAAATCGATATACAGCAGTTGCCTGGTTTAAAGTTGCTTTAGCCATAAAATCTGCTTCATCTCTCTTAAAGTTAAAGGACTGTACTACATTAGATCCTCTTTCCCACTTGTATATCTTTGCATCAGTAGCATACTCATCATAAAGTCCAACAGTATTATCAGAATCAGAACCTATAGTATGTAACCAGTACTCAAACCATTCTCTAACAAAATTATCCTTGGTAGATAAGAAACTCATACTTATCTGTGAACTAGTTTGACCAGTACCAAACCTACGAATCATACCATGATTATTAACCTGACCGATAGTAACTGCTCTACTAGGAATAGTAACACTAGAAGAAAATAAATTAATATTTCTCTGAAAGGAGTCTATAGATACACCTGGATTGCTTTTACTAACGTTAGTGTCTATCAGATTTCCTAAAGTAGCGGGAGGTTGTATATCAATGGCATATAAATTCTGTCTGGACGGTTCTAACTTTCCAGTTTTTACTGCCTCCCAAAAAGCATCAAAATTATTAGGACTAGTAGGTCCGTGTCTTACGTTTGCCATTAAACTCGACTCCAAATAAAGCTACTAGGTATATCAAGTCTTTGACCAGCAACGTTAACAACAAAATTTTCTAAGGGTAACGGGATCATATCACGCAGTTCTATAGGTTCTACCACCTTTATAGTTGTAGCATTTGACATTAAGTATTTATGATGGCAACGGAGAGGATATGTCACACCACCGTTACCCCATGTTTTTGCTACTCCCTGTCTGACTTCTGGACGTAAATAGTGTAGATTACCGCCCCAAAAATGACCCGTAACTGGACTAATCCCAGTAATTAGAGTCATAGGATAACGATCAAAGAACGGTAACTTCTCAGTAGTAGCATTATAATTATAGAACAGTATTAACCCTGCTTTTATATCTGTCTGTAAATCTGGCAATCCATAAAACATCTGTGAGCGATACCAATCTTTTGATTGTGGTTTACCAGCTGCAAGATCTTTAATGTCCTTAAAGATGCTCATACTCCTAATTCGTGTTGTGTAAGTATACGAAACGTCATTCTACGATCCTTACAATAATTATCTGCTGCTTTCCACTTCGCTTGATTAACAGCAAATGTCTTAACTTCAGTGAGATATCTTTTAGTCACCTTACGAGAGGCGAACTTCCGTTTCGGTGCGATAGTCTGATCATAAGGTTTGACCTCAATGATGCTTTTTGAGGATCTTCCGTTCCTCTGGATTGCTTTAACATAGAAATCGGGATAATAGCGATGAACACGATTATCCACGGGAGAGATATATGGAATAATAATTTCTTCACTTCCCCACTCCAAAACGTTTTCATTTGCGTCACACCACTTCATAAACTTAAGTTCCCACAAACTCCTATAAATAACATTAGTGTGATCACCTTTGTACTTATGTTTATTTGATGGTCTGAACTTCCCTGAATAACTCATGACATCCTCTAGACTAATATATCCAGAAATCCCACCTGCTGGTCCCAGTAATAGATCTCGTTTTGAGACTAAGGTAATGGATTACCTTAAATTCACCATATACGATCCAAATAAACAATCACCATATAATTACATTAAAGACAGAAAGAAATCACAAGGATCTGGTGAGTGGTCATTTAATGCAAAGGTAAATACAAAATTCCAAGGCAATAGGGTAACTGGTGATAACACCACAGGTATATGGCGTACTGTTTATTTATATCTGCCTCATCAACTTAACGAACAATATAGTACCAATTACAATAGAAGTGCTCTAGGACCATTTGGTAACTCATTACTTGCTGGTGCTCAATGGGCAGAAGATAATATAATGGGTGGAGAAGCTGGTAAGGAAATAGGTGATGGTGGTTTATCGACAGCACTACTACAAGCAGGTGCAAAAACTAGAGGAAAACAGGCAGTATTCCAATTCT